CGATGTGGCGGCCAGTCCTTAAAGCAAGCTTGCCCTGAAGATCTTATTGAAGAGTGGAGGCGTCTACAGAGACGTTTTGAGGCTTATCTAAAATCTTTCAGAATAGGCAAAATTAGTATGCGAGAGCATTGCTTCTTTGATCTTGTGCCAAACGATTTTTTGCAACAGTTTTGTGAAGCAAAGAATCAAATCACAGAATATGTATTCGAGAACTACGAAAAACCTGAGAATTACGAGCATTTGGACAAGGTTCAAAAATTGCTTTATAAAATTAAATATCGTGATTTAAACATCAGTAGCGAGAATAGTAAGTCCTTGTTTTATAAAACACATATACGGGAGCGCGCCCAAAAATTGTTAAAGGGTTCTAAGCATATAGACTATAATTTGTTTGGAACTGTGACGGGCAGGCTCGCTACAAACACCAGTTCTTTTCCTATCCTCACAATGATGAAAGAGTTGAGAAAGCTTGTGAAACCACACAATGATTGGTTTATTTCGTTGGATTATAATGGCGCGGAAGCAAGAACCTTTCTTGCGTTAGCCGGCAAAACCCAACCGCAAGAAGACATTCACGAATGGAACAAAAATAACGTTATTCGAAAAAAAGACTTGACAAGAGATGAAATGAAGACTATATTCTTTACATGGCTATATAGCCCTGATGAACACATAGCCTTGAAGAATAGTATTTATAATAAAGCCGATGTCTTAGAAAAGTATTATATTGATGGAAGGGTAAATACGCCTTTTAAACGGAGCATTATAGTAGACGATAGAAAAGCTTTGAATTACCTTGTGCAAAGCACAACGGCTGATTTAGTATTAGATAAAGCGGTTGAAATTGATAAGTTCTTACAGGATAAAAAATCATTTGTTTCACATATAGTTCATGATGAGATCGTTTTGGATATGGTAGATGATGAACGCGAATTAATTGTAGATATAAAAAAGATGTTTGCCGAAAACATATTAGGAAATTATCTTGTTAATCTAAAAGCTGGAAAGAATTATTTAGATCTGGAAGACTTTAAGTTATGATTTCTGTTATTGGACTTGGAAATGCTGCTTCGGCTATTGCAGAAAAGTTTTCTGATATATCAAATTATAATGTTTATCTGATGAATGATAAGATATCTCGTTCATCTAAATATAAGTTTAGATTAAAGTCGCATGAGAAGCCAGAAGATTATGAAAAGAATATTCCTAATGTGAAGAAGTTTTTCAAGGATGTCGATGAACACGTTCAATTTATTATAGTTGGCTCTTCTTACAGTTCAAATTATTCGTTAGGGATTCTTGAACAAATTAAAGATAAAAGGATTGATATATTTTACATTAAGCCCGATATAGAGCTTTTAACTGGTGTTCCACGTTTAATGGAGACTGCTGTGTTTGGCGTTTTGCAAGAGTACGCACGCTCAGGACTATTTAACACTATTACGTTCTTTTCAAACTTAAATTTAGAAAATATTTTACAAAATATTCCTGTTAAGGAATACTACGATACACTGAATAGTTCTATTTTTTCAACTATTCATTATTTGAATTATTTTGAGAATTCTGATCCTGAAATCGGGCAAGTTTGTCCCCCATCGGAGATTAATCGTGTTAGAACGGTAGGAATGCTGGACATGAAAAATCTTGAAGAAAAATGGATTTTTGACCTTGACACCGAGCGAGAGCTATGTTATTATATGTGTATAAATGAAAAAAGATTGGAAGAAGAAGGAGGGCTTCACAGGAAGCTAGTTAACATGCTAAAGGAAAAACCAAGAAATGCTTTTAGAAAAATTTCATATGCGATCTATGAAACCCCCCTACAACAAGACTTTGGGTTTTGCGTTGCCCACACTAACGTAATCCAAAAAAACTCTTGACTTGCTTTGTCGAGAGTGGTATACTAGAACAGTAAGGAACGCTTATTGTTCACTCATAAACATCAAAAAAAGGAGATAAATTATGGGAATTGATATGGAGCTAATGCGCCGAAAGCTCGCAACACTACGCGGCGAAAACACTAACGGAAACTCTGTCTGGTTTAAGCCAGATGAGGGTGATACGGATATTCGTATCGTTCCAACGAACGACGGAGATCCATTGAAGGAGATGTTCTTCCACTATAATGTAGGAGATCATCGCGGAGGCATTCTTTGTCCAAAGCGCAACTTTGGCGAGCATTGTCCCATTTGCGAATTCGCTTCTACGCTATGGCGTGAAGGAAGCGATAACAACGACGAGGAAAGCAAGAAGCTGGCGAAGTCACTCTTTGTTCGCACTCGCTATTTCTCACCAGTCGTTGTAAGGGGTCGAGAGGAAGAAGGTATCAAAGTCTATGGCTATGGTAAACAGGCTTACGAACTTCTTCTGGGTTATATCCTAGATCCCGAGTATGGAGATGTCACAGATATCACTGAGGGTACGGACATCACTCTTACTTATACTAAGCCGACTAAGCCCGGTGCGTATCCTCAAACCAACCTCAAGATGCGTCGTAACACATCGGCTTTGCTGGAAGACAAGGATGCGATCCCCGCCCTCCTTGATGGCATGCCTGATTTTGATTCTCTATTCGAGCGTCAAACTCCAGCGCAAGTTGACGCGATTCTTGATGAACAACTCGCGAGTGATGGTTCCGCTGAGAGTCGTTCATCTGAGACTGCTAAGTATGGAAGCGCTGATAACAGCGTTGACAAGGCTTTTACCGAGCTAATGACTGGTAAGTAATTGAGGTTAGTCCCGCAGGGAGGCATGGGGAACAGATGCCTCTAATTTTTTATTAAAACATGCTGGAGGGCATATGAGAGAAAAGCATAATCATGGTGCGTCTCGCTCTGGAAAGAAAAGCGAAGACCGTGTAACGATAGTTACTGCAGAGAGCGGATTTCAACATTTGAGGCTTATAAGTGACTTTAAAAATTCAATTCATAAATATGATGGAACCGTTCGTCTTGAAAAGCCAGAAAAATATACACTCGCCAAGAAGAAGAGAACAAATCATTTTTTCAGCGATGGCCTGATAAACAATCCTAAAAATAACAAAGGCGCTATATTAGAGTCTAAGAATTCCAACGCCCATGGAACTACAGAGGAAAAGGTTTTTTATGACCTTCACAAGATAAAAGATGGCGTTTATGGCGATAAATATCCATTGGTATATCTTTTCCAAGGATCTGTGTGTGAGGACGTAAATGAATATCGCTTATTTGCAGATGAAATAAAACGCCTAAAACTCCCTGTACATGTGGTTTTCGATTCCACTTCAGACTTGAGAATCTTTAGTACGTTCATGGAGAAGCTGTTATCGTGAAACCTATCAAAACTAAAGGCGTTCGCTACCTGGGCAGCAAGGCCAAGATCGTTCCTCTTATTGTTGATGTGATTGAAAACTTGGACACAAAGGAGAAGACACTTATCGATGTGTTCACTGGCACAACTCGTGTCGCCCAAGCTTTTAAGGGCTTGGGATATGAAGTTATAACAAGTGACCTTTCCTGGGCATCTGAAGCATATAGTTGTGCAATGGTCTGTAACAATGGCAATATTGAACACTTACAGAAGTACATTGACGAACTTAACGCTTTGGACGGCTCCCCTGGTTGGCTAACAGATAATTACTGTGATATCGTTAATGAGGCCGGCGCACGTATTCAGGTTTGGAAGCCGCACAATGGAGCCAAAGCAGATGCCATTCGTGAGAAGATTGAAACATATGATATCCCTCACAGTGATAAGATGGCACTTGTAGCTTCGCTTATTTTTGCACTTGACAAGGTTGACAACACCGTGGGACTGCAGCAGGCGTACTTGAAGGGGTGGAAGAGCAAGAGAGTAAATGAAGAAATAAAGCTTTGTTTGCTGCCAGTCCCCGAGGGCCCTGCTGGTACTCATATTGTCGGAGATGCTTTAAAGATTGATTATCCCCGTGCAGAAATAGCTTATTTAGATCCGCCATATACACCGGCGGATTATTCAACCTACTATCACATTTGGGATAGCATCACTCGCTGGGATAAGCCTGAAGTTACTCTTAAGACTAATCGTCGTATTGACCGGTCCAAGAGCAACAAAGAAAAGCGAGACAAAGATATGATTAGTCCATGGTATAGTAAAAAAACCGCTTATGAGGCAACTTTACAATTAGTTGACAGACTTCCGGTTAAATATGTGGTATTCTCTTATAGTGATGAAGGGCTTATCACTATGGACCAAATGAAAGAAATGGGCTCTAAGTATAAGAGTTTTCAGATTTTTAAAAAGGAGCACACTCGACATGTTATGTCTAGAATTGGTGCTGGTGGAGCAAAGGCCGAGAAGGCAAATAAAAAGAAGAATGTAGAGCATGTAATTGTCATTGAAAAAGAAAATGAATGGCCCAAGGCTCTATCTCATACTGGATGTGGAGGCTATTATAGCTCTAATCCGTGCCGCGCACAAACATGTAATCCGGAGCATGATTATTGCTCAGAACACCAAAAACAACTTGACATAGCCCCAATAATTTGATATAGTAATAATACAAGGAGGATATCGATGGCTAGAAAGGCACAAACAAAGCCCGGTCGTGTAGCAATGCAAGACCTGATGAAAATCGTCAACAAGAAGGCTGGCAGAAATGTAGCCCATGATTTAACTGGCTCAAACCCGACACAAGTAAAAGAATGGATTCCCACTGGCTCGCGCTGGTTGGACTCAATTGTTTGTCGTGGCCACGTAGCAGGCATCCCTGTTGGAAAGATCACAGAACTGGCCGGATTAGAGTCTACAGGCAAGTCATACATGGCTGCACAAATTGCAGCAAATGCTCAGAAACAGGGAAAATTAGTTGTATATTTTGACTCGGAGTCAGCCATCGACCCTGACTTTTTGGAACGCTCAGGGTGCGACCTAGAGCGCTTAATGTACATCCAGGCAACGTCTGT